TAGTCTGAACATAATTAGGTATCATTTGTTGCTTTAAACCTGCTAATATTAAGGCTTGTGCGTTTTCTGGTATTAACTGTTCTGAATCCATATATTAAATTGTTGTTTGTTGTGACGTATATTGATTATCCGCTTTCATTTCTGGTCCAATGAATCCCATTGAGCCACTTGCAAAATTAACTTTTTGAGCTCCTTGTGCAATAGGTTTTCCTGTGTATGGATCTACTGATTCTATATTTGGATCTTGTATTATTGGATCTTGTAAGGAAAAATCTATTGGTGGTAAATCAGGAACATCATAGTCACCAGAAAATGTATCTTCTAAAAAATTAACTCCTGTTTGGATTATGTTCATTGGAACTTCTAAAACATCTTGAGTCATATTCATAGCAAAATCAAAACCATCACTTACAACATCAGCAGCCATGCTTGCAACTTCTCTTCCAGCATCTATACCTGTATCAACAAGATCAAAACCAGTATCTAACGCAGGCTTTATAACATTGTCTGTAAAAGGTTCTATAACAGTTTCTCCTACCGCATCCATCACTTCAAATACTGGTTCTGATGCTGTTTCTAATACATCAGCGGTTGTATCTAAAACATCGCTTCCTACATCTCCAACCGTTTCTATTCCTTGATCAACTACATCTAGTCCTGCTCCAATTGCATCTCCTATTGGATCTAAAACAGTACTTAAAGCATGTTTAGCCATATGTGAAACACTAAGCTTCCAATGATATTCTTTTAATCCAGTTTTAGGATTTATGGTTCCAGCACCACCAAGTAGTTTTAATAAATCAGCTTCTACGTCATTAATGTGTGCAAGTTGCGTGTCTCCATTTCTACCCATACTAGCAACTTTAGATTTTTCTTTTGAAGTTAAACCACCTTCATTGTAAGATCCGTAAGGATTAGAGTAAGCGCCTGCCATTTCATTGTATTTATCTTCATTAGCTTTTTTCTCTCTATCCGCTCTACTATCTGTTATAGCTGTATTATAAATATCTTTTATTTCTAATTTTCTTTCTTCTACTTTAGCTTCGTATTCTGCTTTAGCTTTTATAGCTTTTTTCTTTTTAAAAAAACCTCCAAGTAAAGATATACCTAAACCTACCGCCCAACCTGCTGGACCAGTAACTCCTAACATACCAGCAATAGCTGATCCTCCACCTACTCCAGATATACCAGCTCCTAACATTTCACCACCTGTAAATGTAGTTGCATCATCATCATCAAATGCACTTCTAATCGCCCTACCAACAAGATATGTAGGTAGACCTGCGCTTACACTACCTGCTCCAATATTTGAAAAATAGTTACCAGCAGCCGCTCCTGCTGTACTACCTGCTGCTTCAAAACCTGGAGGTATTGTAGCTCCTGGAGCTACAGCCATTTGCGCACCTGTTGTAGGATTAAACAAAGCTTGTGTTCCTGCTGGAGCACCAGCTCCAATAATTTGACTTGTCCCTACTTGAGGAACAAAAGATCCAGCAGAAACATTTGTTGTAAAAGGATTTCCTAAAGTTGAACCAGCTGTTTTTCCCATGTTAGGAGCAATTTTTGATCCTATAGATTTACCTCCTATTTTTGTTCCTAAAATTTTATTTGCTGTACTAGCTGTAGATAATGAACCACTAAGGTCTGTCATTAAATCAGGTTGTTGCATATATTGAGTCATATCAATAGGTGACTCTACTGTATTAGAAATAGCTTCATATCCACCAGTTGCTGCACTAAATCCATAAGGATTGTAGTTTCCTCCAGTATATTTATTAACTTGTCTACCTTGCTGTGAATTAGGGTTAACGTATTTTAAATATTCTTGATAGTTGTCAAATCTTCCCATTAATTGTATGATTTACGGTATTTTGCAGTTATTGCAAATATATTAATTTTTTCTGTTGTTCTTGCTGTTAACTTAACTCTTAAATAAGTTCCAGTTAATCTTGCTCCTCCTTGCTTGTATCTTAAAGGCATTCTAAGTATACCTTCTCTATACTTATGTAAAGTATCATTAAACTCTGTAACTGATGGGTATCCTGGTTTATCAATAGTAGATATATCTAATTTTTGACCTTCTGAAAAATCTGTAATAAATTCTAAATCTTCAAAGTAAACACCAGCATCTGTTGTTTGATCACCTCTTTTTGTAAGTAATTTATTTCCTTCTCCTACATAACCATTAGAAAAATCTTTATGTACATTACCAACACTTGCAATAATATTAATATTGTCATATTTTTTATTGTCTTGTGGTTGATCGTTTATTACTTTTTCTACATATGACTCATGTACTATTTTTAAAGTTCCATCACTAACAACACTTTTAAGTAAATCACCATGATTAATTGTACTTGTATTTGATATTGTTACAACTCCTGTATTAGTATTATAAGATCCATACTCAGTACCAAAAGAATTAAAAAAACTAATGTCTCCAGACTCTTCTGGACTACCAATAAGCTTTAGTTCTTTTCCTATAGAGGTAACGCCCTCTAAAGTACCTGCACTTGTTTTTACCTCTAAAACTAATGGATACTTATTAGGTAAGTCTATTGTAGTTTCAGCATCTGCAGCTCCAGTAGAATTGTAAGCGTGTAAAAACTCATCACTAAAAAATACATTTTTTTCAGTTTCTTTATTATTCCACTCCCAAAGCTCTACGTTTCCATCAACTAATTCATGTGTACTATATGAATATTTAGCGCTATTATATTTATAATCTTTAGTAGAACCATAAACTCCACCTAAAGTAGAGCCAAAAGTATTATCTGCTACATCAAAAAAACCATAACTTCTTAATCCTTCAGCATCAATAGTTATCCAAGGTAATCTTGCTCTAGGCGTTAATAGCTTTCCTTGATGTTCTATCCATTGTTGTGGATACATTGAGTATTTACTTACAACAGCTTCTAAATCTTCATTGTAGCCAATAGTAGTATTTAATATAAATTTTTCAGCAAATCCTACGCCTGCACTTGTAAGGTTTGGATCTTCTGGATCAACTCCATATCCAGGGCCAGCACTTCCTTGAGTTACATATTTTCCTTCAGGGTATTTATCTCTATCGTATGTATCTATTCTCAACCTATCTGCAAAGGTCATGTATATAGTATTTTCAAAATAATCAAAAGCTGCATGAACACCTATAAAATTCAAAGGCATATCATTTAAATTAACTCTTGGAGCTAAATTATATTTATCATATATTTTTAATCTACCATATTTACTGGCTCTTTCAAATAAATTTCTTGTACCCATATCATCTGATATAGAAACTAATTTTTTATCTACTCCATACTTTAAAAATTTATGATAGTTAATATCAAAAAAGTATAAGTTTCTTTCACTTGATACAACACTATGCATATGTCTTGATCCATATTTTACAGATATGTACTGATGCGATTCAACTGTATCACCAGAGCCTGTAAATAAATTTTGTGCACCTGAAGCGTCTTGCAGGAATGTTCTTGGATTAACTAATAACTGTCCAAATGCTTTATCTTGGAAAAAATGTATTTCGTTGTTGTAATTAATTAATCTATTTATTTCTCCGTATATAGCTTCTACATCATAAAAGTTAAATATTGGAAAAACTCTAAATGCATCATTTTCTTCTCCAGATAATTTTGTTTTAGAATACGCTATTTCATTTGGCAAATCAACATAATCTTGATCCGTTTCTTGCAACGAAAGAAAACTTTTTAAGTTTGACTCTTGTGAGTAAACAGGATTGTACAACCAATCGTTACTAAAAGGTGCAGCATCAGTATCAAATCCTTCTATGTGATTATTGTTACCTAAATTATTACCACTACGTAAATCTGTATTTACATAAGATTCTACAGGAAATACTAAAAATTTAGAATATGATTTTTCTTCGTACGGTGAGGTAGTTATTTGATGTGAAAATAAATTAACAAAAGTATCTCCTCCAAAAACAGTTGTATGTTGATGTTGATCATTTACATTTATAGGATGAAAGTTACCAGCTATTATCCATCTAGTTTTATTAATAGCATCTAAAGTTCTTCCACCATATTGAGTTAAATTATCTTGTACTATGTTTCCATATAAATAATAAGGTAATTTGTTTTCACTTTGATGTTCACCAGAAGTATATTCATGAAATGCAGACTTAGTTGTGTAATAATCTTGATTGCCAATAACAGCACCTATATCTTGCACATTTGCAAATCCTCTATTATAATAATCATTATTTACATTAGAGCCTATAATAATACTTCTAGTTCCCATTTGTAAAGTACTTATTGTTTCGTATGTATGCGTTTCAGTATCAGGAATATTAACCTTTCCATAAACTAAAGCGTTTTGATATGAGTCTCTTCCATATAAAAAAGACCTACCTAATGAAAAATTAGCATAACCTCTTCGCATTATAAGATCACCTCCAGTATTTATGCCGTCATAATCGCAGTCTGAAAAAAATGATGGAGGAACAAATTCACCAGGTCCAATTTCTTTTGCAGCAGTTACATCAGTACTATAACGCATATATTGATTTGGCCAAAAATTACTAACAGTTCCAAATGTTAATTTAGTAGAATCTTTTGGCATAGGATTTGAAAGTGTTTGTGTTGTTCCAGCTCCTATATCTCCACTATTTACAAATCTACTATTATCTAAAATTGCAGGATTGCTTACATATTGATCTCCATATGATTCTGCTGCAGAATCATAAGTATCGTAATTATCTATGTAATGATTGTAATAAGTATCATATACATAACATTTACCAACCATTACTCCAGATTCGTTATCTTTAGTTGTTTTTCTAGTATGAAAGTGTATATTAGATCCTGTATCTTTTGGATGAACTAAACTAGAATATCCTGAACCAGTAGTTTGATAACTGCCTATACCTAAAGATAAGCTTTGTTTTACAGAGAGACCTGAATTATGTGTATTTAAATCATAATCATTAAATCTTCTTTGATCATATAATTTTAATGTAGATACTATGTTTAATTTGTGTTCTGGTCTATGTATATATGGCCTTAATCCAAATATACTATCAGGACTATACATAAGTACAGCGTTTTTTATTTTAAAAACATTAAATCTTCCTTCCCATTGCGCATCATTACTATCATAAAGACTATATCTACCAATAGAATAACTACCAAACTCTCCAGCACTACCATAATATTTAGCTAATAGAGAATTACCATCAGTTTCATTTAAATATTTAACATTAGTGCCATCAGAATCTACAACACTATTTGAAGTGGCATTTAAACCTGCATAACCATTCAGTACTTGATCATATATCTCATTAATATTAGTATCAATTACCATTTCTAAATCATCTGACTCTACTTTTGTTCCAAATGTATGACTGTGATTAGGTGAATCAGTACCTTCAACATATCCTTTTGAAGATACATGTGCGTAAGTATCATTACTTCTAATACCGTAATTTACAATATCATTTAATAACCCAGATTGTAATATTGTTCTATCTGCTTCTTTTCTTTCTGCTCTAACTACTCTAAATCCAGATATTTTATTTCTAACGTGTGAAGGAATTTTAAAAGTAAAATCTACTCCTAAATCCATAGTATGATGTAATCCTTCTGCATTTTGTGGTACGTAATTTAAAATTTTTCCATTACCATTATTTGAACTAGTTGTCCATCCAGAAGTATTATCATAGTGAACTCCACCAGCAGGTACTGTAGCGCTACCCATAGAAGACATTCTATAATCTTGTGCTAAAGAATTTTCTTTCCATTTAGTTAAACCATTACTTGCATCTCTACCTAAACCTGTATTTGGTAGATCTAACTCCCAAGCTTTATCATAATGTTCTGGCATCTGTATATCTCCCATCCATAAAACATTACCTGGATCTCCATTCTTATCATATACTAAAACACCAAATCTATAAGTTTCTCCCCTTTGATAACCTCTTTTGCTTCCAGAAGCCATAGGATCTTTATTAGAACCCATATTGACAGTTGCGGTATATTCTGTATCTACGTTTTGATTACCTCCATCATCTCCTTCTAAATTGTCTGTTTGAAAAGATTTGCTTACAGAATCAGATCCAAAAAAAACAGCATTAGAATTATTTACACCATCTCTATTATCTATTGTGTCAGAAACTTTGGGCAACATTCTAAAAGACATTATTACTCCTCCTAATCCATTTGTACTTGTAGCGCCATCACTAGCATCATAATAACCATAGCTTTGTCCTCCTAAAATTTTTCTATTTATGGTTGCAGAAGTGCTTGCAGAACTAAAATTACCATCAGCTCCAGTTGTATTTCTATAACCATCAGTATTAAAAGTACATGAACCTAAAGTAGGTAAATACCTATTAGCAGATGTGTGATTTTTACCTTCTATGTTGATAGGTATATAATTTCTATTTGATCCTGCTTCTACTACTAAATCTGGATCGTAACTTTGATCAGGATGATAATAATCTACAATATTAGTATCTGTTGTAGTTAAAGATCCATAGCTTAAATTGTTTAATCTATATCTTAAAATCTTTACATTCCATTCTTTTTCAGTAACAAAATTCTTTTTAGATCTTAAGTTTGCAGCAAATAACACATTATCTTTTATTGCTATATCTTTACAAACATCCCAAGTATTAGAAGGTATTAAAACTTGCGCTATACCATCATCTATAGATTCTGTAAATTGTCCGTGAAAAAACTGACAAGTTCCATCTAAACCTATATCAACAGTTGTTACCTCCCCTACTAAAGGTGGTACGTCTAAAGAAGAATAAAATAAAGCATATACTTTAATTCTATCAAATCTAGTATCTAAATTTGTATATTTTATTTGAAATCCATCAGAAGATGTTTCTCCTGGAGAAGATCCAGAATAAGTTCTATATCCACTACTATTAGAATTAGAAATATGATACATATTAGAAAATGGTGATATACCAGATTCTGCTCCTGTATTAGTAAGATATTTGTAACAGTACTGATAAACACCTACAGGTAAATTACCAGATGTCATACTTACAGCAACACCTTGATTGTGCTGTGACTTAGGAGTTAAGTCTAACTCTTCAGGATCCATACTATAATTATCAGGATCTTTTAAATTTAATGTTCTTAATGAATTTTTATTATCTGTCCAGTATACTCTTGATATTCCTTCATTTTCTATAATACCTTCAAGTCTACATTTAATAAGAGGATCCATATTCAAATTAGGATATTTATTACCTCCATCTGCTGTATATGCAATTTGTAAGTCTGTACATTTAATAACTTCACCTTGATCATCAAAGTCTATTAAATAAAAAACTGTTCTAAAATCACCTTCTGATTGTGATCCCCAAGTTTTACCATAACCAATGTATCCGCATACAATTAAAAACAATTGATTTTTAAATGAATAGCTACCTACTATATTAGCAGATCCTCTTGCTTTTACATTTTGACCTACTGTAAAAATAGTGTCATCAGCAAATTCATCAAAAATTAAATCTGAATTTGTTATAGTTCCGCCTCCTTGTGCATCTGTTTGATATTTAGTAATTGTATCTAAATCTAATACTTTCTTGTTCCCATTTATGTTTTCAATAGTAAAAGTAGCTCCATCACTATTGATAAGCTTTACATTCATTGCATCTCTATAGCTTCCTTCTATTTGAAATCTAGGATCTGTATCGGTAATTAAACCTTTACTAAAACCAGTTGGTTTACTTTTTTCAGCCATTAATAACTATTTAAACCATCATAAAATGGTGGGTTTGACGATGTAATTGGAATCTTTGAGTTCCAAATCTTTCCTATTTTTAATAATTCAGTAGAGTTAGGCATATTGTCATCTCCTCTAACTTTACCGCAAAGTTGATACCATCTTCTTTCTAAATCTTTTACTATGTATTGCGGTACTTCTCCAGCGTAATAACCAATAGATTTATGCTTCCACATTATATAAAAAGCAATAGCTTCTTCGTGTCCTTGTTTTACCATTGGATAGCCTTCCTCTGACATAGGTACTGATAGATAAGATATAACAACATCTACAGTATAATCTACTGAAAAGTTAAGCCTATTACCATTTACATAGTATCTGTGAATTAAATTAGATACTTTGCTTTTAAACTGAGAACTTGTTGGTGATAAAATAGTATCTCCAGCTCTAACGCTTGTAAGCTTTACTAAATTACTTGGTAATACTATTTGTTTATTTTGTAATATTTCTTTACCTCCAGAAAATTGTTTTGTTATTCTACCGCTTACATTTGTTTCTAAAAGAATATTATTTCCAGTATCTCCATTGTCTTGATATGTCAATGTTAATGTTTTAGATGTAGAGTCCCATGCTGGGCTTATTCCTTCTATACTATGATAGTAAGATGTTTGTAAGTGCGTAACAAGGCCAGCCATTGTTAAATCTAAAGTAGATTCTATTGGAATAATATAATCTTCAAGATTACCAGGTATAAAATTAGCATGAGTAGTATTTCTAAAATAAAATTTTACTCCATTAATTACTAAATTAGCTAACCTAGATGGATTACTTTCATATACAATTGTTGCTGAGGGAAAAGAAGATGATACATCAGCATTGTAAGTCATTTCTGATTGCAGAAAAGTTTCTTTACTACCTATGTATTGTTCAGCTTCAAAAGCCCATTCAGCCCACGAATCAATATGTTCTGTATATTCTTTTAAACCAAGGTTTCTAGAAACATTATTAAATACTCTATTTACTGGTATATGCATAATATATATTTTAAACTGAAGCTATAAATACTTCTAATTGATGACCTGCAATACCTTTTACTTTTAAAGCTGTTGCATTATCTAATGTAGATCCATCAGTTCCACCTTCTACAGTAGTTCCAGTATACATAATACTTGTAGCAGCAGCTACTGATGTATAACCAGCGTCAGAATCTTCGTCATCTAAACCTACTTGCAAAGCTGCTGTTCCATCTAAATTGGTTACCCTTATATATTTAACAGAAGCTCTTTTAAAAGTTCCTACAGACTCTCCTGATCCAAATGTCGCTACTTCAGTTAGATTTGTATTTTCTAATTTTAAAACACGCTTAGATACATTAGCTATAGAAGCAAATGTGTGTGTTAATGTTTGAGCAAAATCTCTTGCATCTGCTGTTACATCATGCCCTACAGCTAAAGCTTCTGTTATTGTTACTGTAAGTGAGGCTGCGTTTACGTCCGTATCTGCCATATTATATTGTTTTTAATTTTTTTATTTCTTTATTAAAATTACCTAAAGGCATTATTTTGCATTTACTATATTTCTTTGGTCTTTTCCAAATTATTTTATAATAATAATCATCTAATATTGGTACTTTATATTTAACAATTTCACCCTTTCTATTAGATTCATTAATATCAACTCTATAATGAAATGCTCTTTTATGTTCTTTTTTATCTAAATACACATAACCAAAATCTCCTGGCAAATGTATTAATTCATTTTTTAGAACAACATCTCTTATTAATATTTCAAAAAACCTAGATACAACTGCGTAAAATGTTTTGTAATCTAACTTTTTTTCTCTATACTTTTTTTTGCTCTTTATCCACTCACCCCTTACTTTAACACTTTCCCTAACAAATTTATAAATATCTTTACTATTTTCGTACTTGTGTTTGTGCTTGCGACTGATTAAATTTTGTTGTATCTGCATTGTCCGAAACTTTATCTGATCTTCCTTGAATTGTTAAACTCATTTCCATTGTAAATATTTTTTTATTTAGTTCTGGTATTAAATCATCTGGCAATGGATAGAACATATCGTCATTCCAATTTGGAGCTTCTGTTGGATTACTTAATAGTAAGTCTGAATAAACTACATATTGTATTGGCAATACAGGTGATCCTGTTGGATTTATAAAATAAGATCTAAGTCTTCCAATTGTTAATACTTCACGACCATCAGCGTATTTTTGTAAATATGCAGCAGGACTTTTAGAACTAAATCTGTTATGTTTTTTGTTTGCATACTCATCTTTACTTACAAATGGTATGTCAATTGTTCCATGATTATTTTTATAAGATTCTTGACCTTCTCTAATTCTTAAACTAGATACTCCATTACCATTAATGTGTAACAAACTAGGAACGTAAAACTTTAAATGTCCATAGTCTCCATTTTCAGATCTTCCTTGAAAATCATTATAAAAGTCTCTACCATAAAAATCTTCATAGTCTACTATAGCTCCTGTACCTGCATCTATACTTGCTTCAATAAACGTTCTATCAGCAGCAACAATCATTTCTCTTGTTGAAGATGTTTTAAGTTCTACATAAGTTACCCAATCAGAATTATTCCAATATACACTACTAGAATGCAAGGGATTTACTGATTGATAACATAAGTAAGATAATTTTTTACCATTAGCAGACATCTCTTTTAACATCTCAGCTCTATAGTAATGAACCCAGGCTTTTATTTGTCTATTAGATATGTCTGACTCACTATTAGAACTACCAGCAGTAGCAATATTTTTAATATTATATACTATTTCGTTTAATGTTGCCATATATCTACAAAAGTAATTTAATTTACGCTTAAAAACAACAATAGGCCAAACATCCTAAGACGATTAAACCTATTATTGCGCAGGGAGCAAAAAAGCTCTTTATATTGGTTTGCTCTGCTCTGTCTCAATTTGTTGAAACTGTATGCCTGCACCTTCAATATTCCCTATCATTTTTCTAACTGTTATATCAATAATTTCTCTTTGATATAATTCTTTTAACGCATCTTGTGGATCGTTATTAAAACATTCGCTGTGATCTTTAAACACTAAACAATTATAACGATATTTTCCAGGATTAGTTACATCTGTGTCTGCAACTGGAATGCTTGGGCTAAAACCTATATAAGTTGATGTATTATCTTGCCTTACATAAGCAATAGGATCTTCTGTTGTAGCCTTATTAAAAGGATCAGAAGAGTATAGCCTATCATAAAAATCCTTAACGCCAACTATTTTAGCTTGATTACCGTCTGAATAAGAATCAGAATTATAAACTAAACTAATTTGTATTAAGTGTACATAATTATTTGGTAAACGCGCTTGACCTACTTCCCAAGTATCACTTTCGTTATTTTTAGCAGAATAATATATAAAAGAAGCTAAGGCATCCCTAGAAACTTGTTCTTGTTCGTAAAATTGATAATGACCATTTATAAAAGCACTAATAGCTTGATCTATAAACATATTTTTTTCATCGTCAGTAAAATATGGTTGATCTACTTTATCTAATAGCATATCTATTAAATCGTGTGCTTCGTCTAAATTCATTATTTTTTACTTTTAACAGGTTTTTCGTTATTAGCAGAAACCAATTCTTTTGGCTCATTGCCTCTTAGCTGGTTTTTAAGCAACGCCATTATATCAGCGTTATCTTTTAACCACATTATACTTTGATCTTCTGTAAGGCCAATTGTAGTGCTACCATACTTGTATACTCCATTAACTCTAACAAAGATATTTTCTGATATACAGTTTTTAATAAATATTTTAAAAGGTGCGTCTGCATCATTTAAGTATTCAAGAAATCTTTTAGGACTATCACTTGCAAAAGATATAACCTTTGCTTTTCTAATGTTATCATCCCAATCTCCATTAAGACCAATTAATCTACAAATGTTTTCTATTTCTTTTTTAGATAACATTGCAGCAGCAGTAACTGAATCAGCTTTCGCTAAAGCTATTTCTGCTTGTGCATTTTCTTTTGCAGACATATCTTCAATAACAAAACCTTTGTTAATTAAAGGATGGTCTTTTAAAAATTCATATACTTTTTTGTCTTCTTCGTCATTAATATCTAACGATAAAACAGCTTGGAACATTTCATATCCAGTTGTTTTGATTCCATTAGGATCAATTAGTTCGATAATCTTTCCTTTTCTGTTTTTGTAAGTACCAAACTTACAGTAATTAAACTTTGATGGTTGTGTTGATTTAATTAATACTACGTGTTTCATTTTTATAATTTTTTGTTAATACTCCCTTACTTTAAATTTGTTGGATTACCTTGTTTAGCTTTATAAACCTTTCCATTGTTAATCCAAGTTTTATTAGCTGAATTATTCAGCCACTTTATTCCACCACTACCTTTTACACTAATGTGGAATGCTCTTTCTTTTAATTGCGTTGGTTCGTCTGTAATTTCTACAACCTTACCGTCTCTTACTCCGTATCTTCTTGTCATATTGCAAATATAAGAATAATGGAGGGCACAAGGCCCTCCGTCATTCAAATTTTTATTATACACCAGTAGCAAGTGTAGTATTGGCTGTACCAACAGCAGTCGTATTATAACCACTATAGTGCCAATTAGCACCATCACATAAAACAGACCATCTCATTCCTTCAATGTCCTGTCCAACGTTAGCATCTAATGTTAATGTAGAAGCAGTACCAGGTATATCTAAAAGAGTACTGTTAGCAGCACCACGTATTTGATACCCATAAAAATCCTCAGCAGCAGCGCTAGTTTTTAATATAAAATCTGCATCATCATCACAATCTACTAAAAAGCAGAAGTCATAATATACTCCAGCAGAAGTACCAGCAGAAGGTAGAGTAATTGTTACATTATTATCTGCAGTAGCCATATTTACAGTAAACAATGTTCCTGATTCTACAGTTGTTAGAGTTCTAGCTACAGCAGCAGCATTTGTAATTGCTTCTACTGGTCGAGCTATTCTCATGTGAGGTGTAAATTTCGCCTCTTCGCCTGCACTTAAACTTCCATTAGATACATCTGTACCTGTTGTAAAAGTTGCTATTGCAGAACGCAGTTTGTTAAAATCAAATTTTAAAGCCATTTTTTTTTATTTTAATTATTAAATATTAAAGTATTAACGTTGAAGCTTCTCTTCCGTCAATACCAGTTAAGTGATTATTGGGAGGGTTTCCCCTCCCTTTAATCGTTAGTTACTAGTTAACGCTATAAGATGCAACCGCTG